CGATAGCAAGAACGAAATAATCTGCGAGCTGAAGGAGGCTCTTGCCAAGAAGACTGTCCGACCGGGAGACATCGTCAAGTTTGAGTATGGTGAAGGTAGATCGGTCATATTTAAGGTGAACAACTGCACTGTCTACTTTGGCGGTTGGGAAGATCGCAATGTGGAACTGTGTGGAACGAGGTTCGTAACGGAGAAGGATTGTCCGAATGAAGGTGACAGTAACATACGCTGACAAGAAGAAGGAACTTGAACGCATCTTCAGAAGGGAACTGTCCGACCGTGAAATGGTGGAAGCCATGTGTACCCAGGAAGGCTATTACAGAAGCAAGCTGATTGATGCTGAGAAAGATCTTGCCGATGAAATATCCAAGAAATACAGGGCAATCGCAATGATTGAATGCGCTGAACGGATGCTGGCTGAAGCAAAGGAGACATTGTCCGAATGAATGCGGTCTGCTGTCCGAATTGCGGTGCTCCTGTCCAACCAGGAAGCGCAAGGTGTGAGTATTGCGGAAGCTGGTTTGAATCAGACAATGTGGAAATGGAAATCCTGTATGCCGATAACAAGCCGTTCATGATCGTTGAGAAAATCAGCGAGGAAGTGGCTGAAGAGATCAGAAGGCAAGCGATTATCCGATAATAAAGCCCATCCGACTGGATGGGTCTTTTTTTAGATGACTCCGTCTTCTTTCAGCTTTGCGATTTCATCCTCGGCAATCTGAGCGTTGACTCTTGCGATGTCAGCCCGGATCAATTCTTTGACATAGCCCTGTTTGTTGGGAAGGCTGTCCAACCATGCGAGGATGTCGGCATCGGTGCCGGTGTTCAGCTTCATCTTGAACTGAACTGTGTGCGCTGCATCATATTTTGCGTTTGCCCTGTACTGGGCTTCGGTGATCTTTCTTGCCATTATGTTCTCCTTCTCTGTGTACACTGATTCTAAGCCTTTTTCGGAACGCTGGCAAGGCTCAGATGGAAGCAGCCAGCCATGTATCATTTCACGATCCAAAATTCATTGTCTCCCCGGGTGATCACTTCTCCATCCATCAGCCTGTCCATCTCATATTCTGAGAAGCCGAATGACATGAAGTAAGATCTTCCGTATAACCATCCATTGATGAAATACTTCATTTCCTTCTCCTTTCAGTTGATTCCGATCATGCTCAGAGGATTACTTGTGAGGAAGTTTTCTTCCAAGCATTCCGGTGAAACATGAGGATATAAAGCGATGAGAGCGACGAAGGTTAGCGGTCTTTCTTTGTTCTGCTGTCCATCTGTGCCTTCGTCAAACCAGCCAAGAAGGTACTGGAAGAGCCTGTCAATCTGCATCTGATCTCCGCTGAAGATGGCATCCTCTGCGGCTGCTTCATATTCACAGCGTTCCCGGCATTCTCCCATTTCATAGCATTCCTCATAAGCTGCTTCTGCTACCATGGAAGCGATATCCTCGTAATAACGTTTGATTGCTGACATAATTATTCTCCTCTCAATTTTTTAGCTTCTTTTTCGGCTTCTTCTTTAGTTGGATAAATTCCTCTGAAGTAGAATTCATCCGAATGGTATGGATACTCAATAACTACCCAATTTGATTTATCCCATGTACGCTGTGTGACTACAAATTCGCTCATGATCTCTCTCCTTTTCTGTGCCTTCTTTGCTTTCTCAGCCGGCTTTCTGCTCTTCCAAGATCATTTCAGCGAGTGCGAACGATGCAAGGATCTTAGCTGAGAATGTCCAGAGATCGAATCGATCAGATGCGAGATTTTCAGCATGGCATTTGAGCCAATGTGCTTTCGATGCCTTGCGAGTTTCCTCATCCGATTCGATGTATCTGATGGTGTGATTGAGATAGAAATCTTCGCTGTTGTTGACGAATGCTTCATTGAAATACTGTGTTGCTGTCATGGTGTCCTCCTATCTGTGTACACCCATATCTTAATCACTAGGTGTACACTTGTCAATAGGGGAATGAAATATTTTTTTTTGGGCTTGTCCAACTGGGGCGGTCAGCCTGTCCAACTGGGCTGTGTCCACCTCAGATATACGGCTGTCCGATTCTGTGGGGCTGTGCCTGTCCGAATAGGGGCGGTGTCCAACTGGAAAAGGGGCTGTCCGCTTTTGGGGAGATCTCTGTCCACCTCTGAAGGCTGTCCGCTTTGGTATTGGATCACATTTTATGATTGTCAATATGATGGCTTGGGAAAACATTGGGAAAACGTTGGGAAAACGGTGGCAATTACTTTCAGAGATAAAGGAAGAATGGAAGCGATGAATGAACCGTCAAAAAAATAAACCGCTGGAAACGGCTTAAAAACGGCTCATATCAGACGATTGAAAATCGACATATTTGAAGGTTAAAAAAAGAACCAGGCAAAGAGCAAAGATCCACAGAAAAAAAGCAGATCCAGGAACGAAAAATAAAAAAATCCGAAAAAGATCTTTTTCAGATGAAAGCAAAATCAGCGGATTTCAGAAGGCAATCACGGCAACTATTTGAAGGTGTTTTCAGCCTATATGATGAAGGCAAAATCCGCAAAAATCCGAACGGCTGCCGGCTATATATTTCCGATCCAGCCCTATATATATGAAGGTAAAATGAAGGAAAAACGGAAACCGAACCGGTGAAGGAAAAAACCGGAAGGTAAAAAGCGCAATTTGAAAGCCGAAAAAAAACGGCTGCCGGTCTGGAAAAAAGCCGGGATTATTTCCCGGCTTTCATCATGCTTTTTTTGTGAATATCGCATTCACCGATGATAAAAAACATATTATAGATTTCATCGTTTGTGAGCATTTCCAGCTCACAATATAAACATTCCTTAGCATATCTTTCTGCAAGCTGGAAACGGTTATTTTTAAAAGCTTGTATTGCTTTAGTGTATACCGGCATTATTTCGCCTCCGGGATGATTCCAGCCTTTACAAGCCGGGAATACATCGATTTCCCTAAATTGAATTCAGAATGAATCAATGACACTAATTTGTTGTATCCGTAATCTTTACGGGCATTGTATTTAGTAGAATGTTCAATGAATAATACATACTCATGTTCTGAACATCCGTCACAGTCACTGCAATGCTGAATTGTTTCCGGTTTTTTCTTGTCTTCCGTGCCACATCTACAAATAAATACTGATTTACCGGCACGTTTTAATGAATAGAACATATTTGCAATATATGCCACATGCCCGAAATTGAAACCGAATCCGGGAATAATGGATTTAACCACATTCACATTTGATAATGAATCTAACAATTGAATGTCTGAATCATTTTCAACCTTTGTATATGTCCATGCTTTGATATGGGGAAACTTTTTTAATACATTGTAATATCCCATAGCCTCGCCGGGGATAAAATCGCCCGTCGCATGAATCCGTAACTTTTCAATGTTTTCATATCTCAATTGGATTTCCACAAGCTGGAAATAGATTTCCGGATATTTTCTCAAAAGCTTTGTTCTCATAATGAGATAATACTTTGTACTTTCATACTGGTAATTATTTGTAGTACCATAGCAACCTTTACAGGAAAATGGACATGTTCCCGGCTCGGATTCAATGTGAATATTACCGGCATTATCTGTATATTCGCATGTTATTGTTTCTTTTGTTGGTAATGTACTACCATGAAATACTTTTTTGCCGAGCTTTTCGTTTCCTTCCACCAAAGGCATGGGATATAAAACCCCGTCAATCATAATAAAGTTACCAAATGTTTTTAATCCCATGTTTTCAACGGCTTTTTTGACTGTGCTTTTCATATTTATCCTCCATGTGTACACCTGTACATTAATAAGTATAATCAATCGAAAACGAAATACAAGTATACACATGTATTTTTTTATGGAAAATTGATTCCAGGTATTACCGGAAACAAAAAAAGCCGGGAATAATTCCAGGCATTCAGAAGGGAATTAACAGAAGGCAATAACAGAAGATTGAAAAAGATCTTTTTCACTGGAATATAAAAACGGTATAAAAAGCCGGTGAATGTGATCATATAGCAGCCGGGCAAAGCTGGAATATTTCGCCTATATAATAAGGATAGAAAAAAAGCCGGGCATGAAACCGGAGTTAATGCCGTGGATATAGCTTGTATATTCCAGCTTGCGTGATTATGAATGCTATTAACTGGAAACAATAACAATTCACAATGATAAACAATGATTGAAAGCAGCGAAAAAGGCTTTAATGCGTTAAAGTGTAACGCTATAAAGTGATAATGCGTTAATGCGTAACGCTTTAAAATGGAGTTGTGCTAAAAATATGCCATGCCGGACACCCCCCCTGCATGCATGGGCATGCGAGCATGAAAGCCACATCGCCCGGGTGAGAATGCCCGTAATCGAGATGAATTTTTGACCAATTTCCCCCATGGGTAAAAACAGGGGTATCTGAAATCTGCCTAAATTGCCCAAAACAACCCGGCTATTATAGTAGTGTGGAATTTTGCGAGGTGAGGAATGAAGAAGGGTGCATGGAAAAAGAAGATCATACAGTGTATGACTGATGCTGGCACTCAAGGGGATTTCTACACTGCTGCGATTGATACACTTGCTGACATTCTCGAACGCAGAGATATGGCGATGGCACAATGGAAGGAAGGCGGTTGCCTTTTTTTAATTACCAAGAAGTCGGATCGAGGTGCGGAGAATCAAGCCAAGAATCCATTACTGGGAATCATACAGGAGTGCGAGAGGGATGCACTCAGCTATTGGTCTTCGCTTGGACTTACTCCTTCAAGTCTGAAGAAGGTGTTCAAGGAAGAGGAAAAAGAGGAAAAGGGCAGACGGTTGATCGATGCTCTGAAATCCATGAGTGCTTAAAAACCACGCTAAACACTGGAAAGAAGTAATGGAGTATGCGACATCCATCAGAGATGGTCGGAAGATCGCATGTAAGTATCAGAAGAAGTGTGTGGAGAGATTCTTCAGAGATCTTGAAGATGACCGTTGGGAACTGAAACCGGATGATGCCGATTTCTGTATCAACATCATCGAGACCACATTCTGCCACCAGCAAGGTGAGACAATAGACGGCAAGCCTTTGAGGGGTGAGCCGTTTTTATTGATGCCGTTCCACAAATTCATCATATACAACCTAGTCGGTTTCAAAATCAGAGGAACAAACGAAACAGACATCCTACGGTTTCATGAGTGCTTGATTTACATTCCCCGTAAGAATGTAAAGACATCGTTCGCTGGTGCGCTGGCATGGGCATTAAGCCTTCTGTACAGGAAGAGCGGTAGCAAATGCTATATCGCATCGGCAGCCCTCATTCAGTCTTTGGAAGCATTCAACTTCATGGCTTACAACATTAAGAACATGGGTGAATGGGATAAAGACGGTGGGTGCGTACACATCAACGATAACCACAACGAGCATTCATTCACGGCTACGCTACCAGACGGATCATTCTTCGTTAAGGCACTTGCAGCTTCCACAGATAAACAGGACTCGCTGAATGCGAACATCTGTATCTGTGATGAAATCCATGCGTTCAAAACTCCGAAGCAATACAACCTGTTTAAGGAGTGCCAAAAAGCCTATACGAATAAGATGCTGATTGGAATCAGTACTGCCGGTGATGATGAGCAAGGATTCCTTGGACAGAGATTGAAGTATTGTAAGAACGTGCTTGACGGCATGATCGATGACGAGCAGTATTTCATTTTCATCTGTGAAGCTGATGCTGATGAAGGCGGTGACATTGATTACACCAATCCGTTGGTGCATGAGATGGCAAATCCCGGCTATGGTGTGACCATTCGCCCTGCGGAGATTCTGAACGATTCCCTACAGGCTCAGAATGACCCTCAGCAGAGAAAAGACTTCTTTGCAAAGTCGTTGAATGTTTTCACATCAGCCATGAAAGCATGGTTTGATATCGATGAATTCAGACGGTCAGACAGCCAATATAACTGGACACTGGAGCAGTTGGCAAAACTGCCGGTGAGATGGTATGGCGGTGCAGACTTGTCACGAACATATGACTTGACTGCTGCATGCCTGTACGGACAGTACAAAGGTGTGGATATCATCATCACGCATGCGTTCTTCCCGGTAACGGAAGCACACAGGAAAGCGGATGAAGATGGCATACCTTTGTTTGGCTGGATGGACGAAGGCTGGCTGACATTGTGCAATTCTCCTACAGTGAACATGGGTGATATTGTGCAATGGTTCTTGGATATGAAACACATGGGATTCCGCATTGCTATGGTCGGACATGACCGAAAGTTTGCCGGGGAAGAATACTTCCCTTTGATGAAAAAGGCTGGCTTTGTGGTGAAGGATATCCCACAGTATTTTTATTTGAAGTCACAGGGCTTCAGACATATCGAACGCTCGGTCAAAAACGGCACATTGTATTACATGCATTCAGAAGCATATGAATACTGTGTATCGAATGTCAGAGCGGTGGAAAAGACAGATGATGCCATTCAGTATGAGAAGATTCAGCCACAACACCGCATTGACTTGTTTGATGCGAGTGTTTTTGCGTGTGTGGCATATCTGAATGGTGAAGAGAAACAGAACAAGGTCGGAGGTTTCTTCGGATGAGCAAAAAGCGAAGAAAAAACAGAGACAGTTTCAGTGATGTTCCTGTTCAAGCACCGAAGGTTGCCTATGTCTTAGGCTCAGATTTTGAAAACCTCTGTGCTGGTGAATATACATCATTGGACAAATGCCCGGATGTAATGACGGCATGCAGAACGTATGCCGAACTGATTGGCTCGATGACGATCTACCTTATGTCAAATACCAAAAACGGTGATGTGCGTATTACAAACGCACTCTCAAGGCAGATTGACATTGAACCGGACACACACATGGTGCGGTCAGCATGGATGGAAGCCATCATCATGAATCTGTTCCTGTATGGCAAGGGGAATTCCGTAGTTGTACCGCATACTCATGACGGCTTACTCAGATCCCTTGAACCGATTGCTGCGGACAGGGTTTCATTCTTGCCGGATGGGATGAGTTACCGGGATTACAAAGTGATTATCGATGGCAAACCTAGAGATCCTTCTACGGTGCTTCATTTCACCCTCAACCCGGATAAATACTATCTATGGAAAGGAAGAGGTCTTGATGTTTCGCTTAAAGACTTGGCGAACAATCTTAAACAGGCATCGGTCACGGAGAAGGGCTTCATGGAGAGCAAATGGAAGCCGTCTATCATCGTCAAAGTCGATGCGATGATTGATGAATTCTCGACACCGGAAGGCAGACGGAAAATCCTCGATGATTATGTACGGTCTTCACAGGTTGGTGAACCATGGCTGATTCCGGGCGAGCAGTTCCAAGTGGAACAGGTAAGACCGCTCAGTCTTGCTGACTTGGCAATCAAAGATACAGTCGAACTGGATAAGAGGACGGTAGCATCCATCTTTGGATTACCGCCTTTTGTTTTGGGTGTTGGCGAGTACAACCAAAAGGCATGGAACAACTTCATTCAGACAAAGGTCAGACCGCTATGTGTGAAGATCGCACAGGAGATGACAAGGAAGTTAATCCTCAACCCGGATTGGTATCTGAAATTCAACACACTGAACTTACTTGACTGGGATGTAACAACGATCTCACAGGTCTTTGGTGTTCTGTATGACAGGGGCATCGTGACCGGCAATGAGGTGAGAGACAGAATTGGGCTTGATCCTATGGAAGACTTGGACAAGCTGGTTGTACTTGAAAATTACATCAGCGTTGAAAAGATTGACGATCAGAAGAAACTTCTTCAGAAGCAGAAGGAAGAGTAAATATGGAAAAGCGTTATTTACAGATGCATGACATGCAGACAAGAAACGAATCTGACGATATCTACCTTGAAGGGTATTTCGCAGTGTACGGAGATGTCTATCAAGTATGGGATGGTGCTACCGAAAGCATTGCTCCCGGTGCTTTTGACGAATCCATTCATGGCGATGTCAGAGCGTTATACAACCACAACGATGATTTGATTCTCGGACGGACAAGTGCCGGTACTCTGTCTTTGCGTGATGACAGTCATGGCTTATGGGGAAGCATCAAAATCAACAGAAACGATACAGATGCAATGAATGCTTATGAGCGGATTATGCGTGGCGATGTCACAGGATGCTCCTTTGGGTTCAACATCGAGTCAGAAGAAACGGAATACCGTGATGACGGCGCGGTACACTGGACAATCACAAAGGTAAATCCCCTGTATGAGGTATCGCCTTGTGTGTTCCCGGCTTATGAAGCTACACATGTATCTGCCCGTGGAAAAGATCTTGATGCGATGAAAAAGCGGAAACTTGAGATCCGCAAACAGGAACTTCGCAAGAAGTTAGAAAGGGAATCAGATGGCACTGAAAGCACTGATGCTGAAAAAGAAGATTGACCAGCGCAGTAAGGCTCTTGAAGCACTCATCGCCAAGGATGCGGACTTTGCCAAGAGAGAATCCGAACTGACAAAGGCAATCGATGAAGCTGAAGCTGACGAGGAACTGAATGCGGTAAACGAAGAGATCGATGCACTCAATTCCGAAAAGACCCAGCATGAAGCTGACAAGAAAGCACTGGAAGATGAGATCGCCAGTTTAAAAGAAGATCTCGCAAAAGAGGAAGAGGAACAGGACACCACACCTGTTGAAGCTCCCACCCCGGTAGAACCGGAAGAAAGAAAGGTAGAGATTACTATGGACAAGAGAAATCTTTTTGCGAACATGGATGC